AAATTTTCATTGCCACATCTATTATCCATACACCAATTGGCATAAGGAAAACTTTTTGATATTAGTTTCATTTTTACTACCTTCCTTGGTTAGCACCTTGCCTTCCAATAAGATAAATGTATAGACAATTGACTATATGGTCAAGTACCCCCAACCCCTAGGTTTCAGCGTGTCGGCCCGCTTGCCCCCGCAAAAGTCAGTTATGTGTGCCACACTTACGCCTAAGCCCAAACCTGGGCGTTAAAAGGGGGTAAGGAATGGAAATAGCAATAATGATAGGTGCAGCGGGTTTAGCCCTAATAGGGGCTTCTCTTGCTAGCCTGCTGACTAATGGAACCGATGATTGGGCAGGGCAGGTAAAGAAGGCTGAGAAAAACCGAGCCAAGATGAAAAAGGCACTAAGCAAATGAACCAAAATTGGAGTGAAGTTTTTAGAATCTTTGTTGGCAATGATGGTTCTTACAATCTTTACTTAGAGGAGCAGGAAGCCTGCGTTAATCTAGTAGAGAATTTGGCAGATGAAATTGATATAACTGATTTTGCCGAAATGAAAAAAGCAAGCAGCGCCAATTTGTTAGATGGCAATGCTGCTGTTCGCCTTGATAACATTCGCAAGAATCTGCCACCAATGGCATTAAAGATTGCAAAGTTATCCGAGCGTGAGTTGCTTGATCTAGCCCAGGAGATAATTCAGGTAGTTCAAGATAAAAACAAAGTAACCTTAACGATTGTAAAATAATGGCCAATCCAAATGGTAGAAAAGGCGCGGCTTTTGAAACTGCGGTTCTAAAATTCTTTCGCTCTGCTGGTGTCATTGCGGAGCGTCTGACCAAGGCGGGCGCCAAAGATGAAGGCGATTTAGTTGTAATCATCTCTGGTGCTACCTACATTTTAGAATTAAAGAATCGAAAGAAGTTGGATTTACCTACCTTTTGGAATGAGGCTCTTATTGAGGCTGAAAATTATGCCAAGGCTAGGAATTTAGATTTTATTCCGCCTTCTTATGTAATAGTAAAACGGCGTAATGCCAGCATAGATAAATCTTGGGTAATTCAAGATTTAAACCAATGGCTTTCTAATAAATGAGGTCAATTGAACTTTTATCTGATTCCCCCAAGTTTCCAAAAGCGCTATGCGCTGAGTTGGAGGATAAAGATTATTTTTTTCCTGATGGAAAAATACTTGAGGCAAATCGCCTCCCAGAGTTGCAAGCAATTTGCTCTCTTTGTACACATAGAAAGGAATGTTTGGAATACGCTATAAAGGAGAAAATCAAATTCGGTATTTGGGGTGGAACTACTGGTGAGATGCGCAGGAGATTATTTAATAAACAATCTCTATTCGTGGAACGCAAGGGTAAAGCCAAAACTGTTCGCAAAATGCACGATGAAGGAAGTTCTCCCGAACACATAGCATCTTTTTTAAAGGTTTCAATTCCTTATGTAAAGGAAATGATCCGCCGTTACGAAAAGATGAAAATGAAAGGAGCAATCCAATCAAACCTGAATATAGAAAAGTTAGCCAAAGAATTGCGCTCATCATCGGGGTTAGCGCAATGACTTCTTTACTAGTTCAAGCACTTGCACCAGATCGGGTTAGCCCACTATCTACTCAGCCTAAAATGCTGATTAATCAAGTGGATGCTAGAGATTTGGCAAAGGAACTATTGAACAGTAAAGATTTTAAATGTTGGGATCAACTAATGACTAAAGAAAGCCATTGGAACGATACCAAGAATCCAATTAGTTCAGCCGAAGGTATCGGCCAACTACTGGATGGAACTATGGAGAATCTTGGGATGAAACGCTCAGATGCTCCAGCAGCGCAAATGGTTGCAGCCCTTGCCTATCTTGGGCGGCATTATGGTTCAGGCGGTGCTTGCAAAGCCTGGAACCATTGGTTAAAACACAAATACTGGTAAAAAACCAAGGGGGTAAATCAGTGAGTGTAGAAATTGAAAAAGGTGTTGTTGATTTTGATAACAACGCCGCTGCTTGGCTAGAGAACTATAAAAATGCTCTAGCCAAGATCAAAGAATGGCAAGAGGTAGCAGATGTAGCCAGAGCGCACATTGAGCAATCTCTTGGCGATGCTGAAGTTGGTATGTATCAAAATCGGCCAGTAGTTCGCTGGAGTTTTATCGAAACTAGGCGTTTTGATGTAAAGCGTGCTAAGGAAATTTTACCTGCGCAGGTTTTAGATACTTTAGAAGTTATTTCAAACTCTCGGCGTTTCTCAATCGTGGAGCAGGATAATGAGTAGTATCATTCCTGCTCCAGTGATTGATCAACCGCCGTTTAATCCAATTACACCAGATGAGTACGATGATGATGAGGATGATGAATAACTTAGTAGCACCAAATAAACCAAGCAAGCAAATGGCAATGGATATTGCAAAAATCATTACCGATGCTGGAACTTGGACACCTAGAAGCAAGCAAGTATCTATTGGCCCATCTGAAATCGGCCACGAATGCTTGCGCCGTTTAGCCTATAAGTTAATTGATATTCCAAAGGCTAATGAAGGCTCTAGTGGTAATTGGGCTGCTCAAGTTGGAACTGCAATTCATTCTCACTTAGCGGAAATATTTGAAAAAGTTGAAGGTTTTCAAGTCGAACAAAAAGTTACGATCAGAGGCGGATTATCAGGCACCATTGATTTATATGATGAAGTTCGTGGAATCGTAATGGATTGGAAAACAACAGGTGCGAGTGGATTAAAAGAACGCCGCAGCAGTGGCGCTACCACTCAGCAACAAATCCAAGTTCAATTGTATGGTTATGGCTTAGCCCAGATGGGCGCAGTTGTAAATAAAGTTGCTTTAATCTATTTACCAACATCAGGTGGAATAGATGATATGCACATTGAACTTTATGATTATGATGAAAAGATTGCTCTGGCGGCCCTTGAGCGATTAGATAATTTATATGCGCTGCTTACATCAATTGATGTTGAGCAGTTTCCGTCAATGTGGGCAGTTATACCAAAGGTGAGCAGCCGCCTTTGTAATTACTGCCCATATTTCCAACCATTTAGTAAAGATGAATCAGTTGCTTGCGCTGGAGATACTGCATGAGCCTTGATGAAGCAACGATTAATGATTTAAAAAAGTTGAAGGAGGAGTTAGAATCAAATCTAATTCATCAACAACAAATGCAAGACCCAACCCAAACCACAAACCAAACAGAAAAGGGGGAATGAGAATGACCTTCTCACCACCATCAATGAGTGAAAGCGGCCCAAAGGTTGCTGACTTAGCAGGACAGTTACTAATCATCACTCCAACTGATTACAAAGTCGGCATCAAAACAATTCATGGCGACGCTGAAGCAGTTGAGGTATCTTTAGTAAATCTTGATACCAATAAATCATACGATAGCGTTTTATTTTTCAATGTTGCACTACGCAACTCTCTAAAGCAAAAGATCGGCCAGAAGGTTCTAGCCCGCATTGGGCAGGGAACTGCAAAGCCAGGTAAATCTGCGCCTTGGATTTTACTAGATGCAACCACTGATGCTGCTGCTCTTGCTAAAGCAAATGCTTATTTAGGAACAGCCAGCGCACCTGCTCCTGCGGTAGCAGCGGCAGTGCCTGCGGCGAATGGCACCATCACACCTGAAGTTGCTGCATTACTGGCACAATTAGGGGCTAAACCAGTTTAAAACATTCTTGGCAATTTTAACCTTCCTTTTAATTGCCAAGATAGCAAGCGCCTGGTGGCTTTCCTGGGGGAAAAGTTGGTTCGATTCCAACGCTTGCACTTGAAAAAACAAACTCGGATTGGGGGTTGCAATGCCGTTTTATGAATTTAATTGCAGTAAATGCAATGTTAATACCGAGTTGCAAAGTAGTATGAGCGATGATGTTAAATCCCCGCAATGTAATAAATGCGGTGCTGAGATGCTCAGAGTTTATTCGCCAACACCTGCAATATTCAAAGGAAGCGGATGGGGTGGTAAATAATGCGTGATGGTGATTGCATTCATATTTTTAGCATTATCAACAAAGACACCTGCGATCTTTGCAATCAGCCCACCCACGAAATAAATTGGCAGTTACAAAACAAATTAAAAGAGAAATGGCATCAAGATAACCCAGATGCGCAGTATGAAGGGTGGATGTCGATATGAGCGATGAATGCTTAGTCAATTACAAATATTATTTCTCTGATAGATTTAATTTATTTAAAGGTGATTCTAGGCAGGTTCTACCGCTTATGAAAGATAACTCAATTGATTCAGTAGTGTGTGATCCGCCTTATGAACTTGGGTTTATGGGTAAAAGTTGGGATTCAACTGGGATTGCTAACGATCCCAAATTATGGAAAGAAGTTTTAAGGGTGCTAAAACCAGGCGGTCATTTACTAGCCTTTAGTGGTAGCCGAACCTATCACCGAATGGCGGTTGCAATTGAGGATGCAGGCTTTGAAATCCGAGATCAAATTATGTGGGTTTATGGCAGTGGGTTTCCTAAGTCGCATAACATAAGCAAGGGGATTGATAAAGCAGCAGGTGCAGAGCGTGAGGTTGTTAAAAAAGATATAAGAGTAAGAAAGTCTGCTTCTTGGGAAGCAACAAGTGGAATGTTAAAAATTGGTGATCAGGATTTTAGTATCACCGCCCCCGCCACCGCCGCTGCGAAGCAATGGCAGGGCTGGGGAACTGCACTTAAACCAGCGCACGAACCGATAGTGCTGGCTCGAAAGCCATTTGAAGGCACTGTTGCTAATAATGTTTTAACTTTCGGCGTAGGTGGAATCAATATTGATGGAACTAGAGTTGGTAGTGAAACAGTTTCGGTTCATCACGCACCAAAAGGAACTTTTGCGGGAGGTGAACCTGATCGTGGTAGTGATACATCTACCTATGAAAATCACACTGGCCGATTCCCCGCCAACTTTATTCACGATGGCAGTGATGAGGTTGTGGCGTTGTTTCCCGAAAAAGCAGGTGGAGGTCATTGGGCAAAAACAAAAGTAACTGGTTTTGGTGAGTTTGGCGGCGGTAAATCTGAGTATTTAGGACAAGGCGAAAAAGATGGATTTGGTAGCGCCGCAAGATTCTTTTACTGCGCTAAGGCTAATAAGCGTGATCGCAATGAGGGGCTTGATGGGTTTGAAACTAAAGAAATTCATCGTTACGGAGCAGGGATAGGTGAGGGTTTAACTCCAAATGCACCAGCATTAGATAAAAATCATCACCCAACTGTAAAGCCAACTGATCTAATGCAATACTTATGCAGGTTGATTACGCCACCGAACGGCACAATACTTGACCCATTCTTAGGTTCAGGTTCAACTGGCAAGGCTGCAATGTATGAAGGTTTTAACTTTATTGGCATTGAATTAACGCAGGAGTACTTACCAATCGCAAAAGCACGAATTGAGTTTGCACTCGCCAACCTAGATGAAAAGTTATTCTAATGAACGATATTTATTTATCAGCGCTGCAACTAGCCAAAGAAGGAATCTCAGTAGT